GCTAAGGAAGGCCGGATGATCGAGTGGGTGCTATGGATAGCTCATGCGTTGGGCGCGCCGCAGGTCGAGGTGGCAAGCTATCCGACAGAGCAGGAATGCAGAACAGCAGCGTGGAAGATCAACGCAGAGGCGATGCAGGCACTCGGGAAAGAACCGCCCTTGAACCCGGCAGAAGCACCGCTCAACTTCGGGTGCGTGCAGAAAGAAGCCGGCAGTAGTACGGGAATCCATACCAAAGTGGGGGTGTAACAGCACCCCCACCCATCCGCGCAGATCGGAGGCGCAATGCACTGGATGCTACTGGTCGCAGGCACGCTCACAGCAGAGCCGACGCTGATAGCCAGATTCGAAACTGAGGATCAGTGCAAAGAGGCCAGCACAGAGCTGGTCCAGCTGGTCGGAAAACTCCAGAACACGAACGCAGAACTGAACAGCGGCGAAGGCCCATGGATACGCTGTAAAGCGCCGCTGATCGCTACCGAATTACCATGACCTGACCTTCTCAGGTGCTGACGATCTTGGGAGAGCGGCAGAGAGACGCCCGGAGCGGTTCCATTTGGGCAGATCGGGGCGCGGGTTGAGTTGGTGCCGGGACAGTGGGACGAAGATCGCGAGAAGCCTCCTGAGGGCCGTATAGGCCGCTGGGGGCTTTTTTGTGGGTCGATGGTTGCGGCCCCTTCGGGGGTATCGTCGCAGGCGCTATGAGGCACGACAGAAGGCCATGCAGGCGACTAATCGCCGCGAGCGGCGAGGTCGAGGCCAGCAGGACAGGTCAAAGCAGGTTGATTCGCTCAGCGATCTGCCGCAACTCCTGCAGCACGGCATCGAGCTGGGCACCTTCGTCGTCGAGCTGGGCGACTCGCTTTCTAAGCTCGCGGATCTCGGCGACCAGTCGCGGATAGTCATCGAGGATCCACGTAACGGCATCGGAGCCCTTGCGGCCCGGGGCGTACAGCTCAGCGGTTTTGATCAGGCGGGATTCGAGGTCGATGGCGCATCGCATAATCGAGCCTATGTTACGCGACGCCCGGAGCCGGAGGCATTGTCCGGACGCCGCTCAACATAAGCTCAGGCCATTATGCGAAGCGCCTATGCCTTCCATGGAATAACGGCCCGTTATGTTTCTGCGTCGATCCCGGCGCGGTCGGTGAGGCATTCATCAGATTGGCGGAGGGTTGACGGTGCGGGCTGGACCGGTGCCTTCGGTCGCTCCGCTCGCTGCGGCAGCGGTCCGCCCTACAAGCTCGGAACCGTTTGCCCACTGGGAGGATGACCCGCGACCTGACCAGGGCGTAACGGTAAAGCCATCCACGTCGCAGGTCCACGTAATGCCATCGGCGGCACGATTGCATTCACTGGCTGGGATGTAGCGCTTGCCCTGGAACTCTGACGACAGCATGACGACATCAGGCATCACGCGGTCGCGTACAGGCTGCGCTTCCGATCCGTTGTAGCCGACGCGAGACGACCAATCCGCCGAACGCGACTGGTCGGCAGATCGCTCGATGTAACCGGCGACACGCCAGATCGGCGACTCAGCTGGCCGCTGAGGCACGACAGGCGGCTGAGACGGAACCGTAACGGTCTGGACAGGCGCAAGCTCAGGCGGCAGCGGGTTTACCAGTGCGGATTGCTGCGCAACCGGAACCGGCTCCTCCTCATCAATCAAGCCCATGCCGCCGAAAAACAGCGTGTAGATGTACCAGAGCAGAAACGGAACGGCGATCACCGGCACGACAAAACTGGCGATCAACCAAGGCGACCGCCAGATGTTAGAGCGCTTGTCCGCCCTGCTCTCATTGCCAACCTCGCCAGTCAGGCTCTTCGTGCTCGACTTGTAATAGACGTAGTACTGCTCCTCGTACTTGTCGAAGACTGAGCGCACAAACTGGCTTTTCGGCGGTTTCTGACCGGTGACAGCGCCCTGGTAGATATCGACGCGAAATCGCTTGTCTGCGCCGACGGCATCCAGCTTGGTCGAACGGTACGTTACCGAAACCAGCTCACGCGCGAAGGCAGCAATCTGCGACAGGTCCTGCGACACCAGAACAACCCGCGTCGTGTTCCCGAACTCGTCGACGTTGTGGCCGTGCTCAGCAAGGAATTCCTTGTCCTTGAAGTTGACCATGTTGGTTTTCATGCCAGACGGCCAGCGGCGCCAGAGTTCGTCGAGAATCACAACAGCGCCGGGCGGAAAGCTATCGCACAGGTCAGGGTCCTTGAACCAGTCCGCCGCCAGCTGGTGGACCTGACCGGCAAACTCGTCCTTGAGCGCGTCGGTCAGCGGGATGTTCGTGTAGATGTGCCGCCCCTCGCGGAGAGACGGCAGGATCACGTTCTTGACGACTGAGTAGCTTTTGCCGGATCGGGGCAACCCGGTGTATGCGTCGATAGCCATAGGTCACCCGATGATGGGAATGCGGCGGATCAGGAAACGAATCCCGTAGGCCGCGAGCGCCATGGCGATACCCTCGGGCACCGCGAACTTGGTGGCGAAGAACACAACATTGGCAGGGATGCCACCGAATGCGTTCTGAGCCTGAATGACGAAATCAGGCGTAGGGATCGCAGTGAGCAGAGACGCGAGACCGTCCAGCAGCTCGGCCCACAGCTTGCGCGGCACCCACAGCAAAACGTCCTTGAGCCAGCCGGCAAAGTCAGACAGAAGATCACCCATAAAGCCCCCTTATGCGCTCATCAGGATACGGACGGCATTGAGCGCGCCCATGGCGAGAAACACGTAGTACAGCGGGTCAAGCCAGCCGCTGTTCTGGCATACGGTGTCGCCGGAGATCGTGCCGATCATGGTCGAGGCTGACGACATGTTGCAGCTGCCACCAGCGGGCATCTGGATCGCACTGATGCCAGCGATGATCGGCGCGCCTGCAACCTTGTCCTTGAACGACTGGAGCGACTCACCGAAACCGGGAACCTCACCATTTTCAGGACCAGAGAACGAGCCGCCCTCCTCCTCGGTACCGCACTCCTCGCCCGGCTGACAGTTACCGCCCTTGCTCGGTTTTTTTCCGTTGCCCTTTCCGTCGCAGAGAGCGCCGGTGCACTCGCCGGTTTCGCTCACGGTTTTACCGCTGGAGTCTTTAACGATTACGGTTTTATTGTTGGTGACCTGAGTAGTGCAGCTGCCGGGCGCTGAACACACCGTCTTGGTGTGCTGGTCTTCCTTTGTAGTTTTGGTGCCACCGTCTGCCGTCGGCTCAGTGGTTATCTTCGTTTTGATGTCGATCCCGTTCGACTGCGGGACTTTCTTCGTGCAGGTATACGGGCCATTGTTCACCCGGCCACAATTCATTTCGCCGGGGTCGCCCTTGAATTCGCTGGACTCACACTGAACAACTTGGCCGTTATACATGTAGTTGCACGGCTTCGATTCTTCTACGACAGGCTCTGGTGGTGGCGTGCAATCAACACCCTCGGGGCAAACACCTTCCTCACCGGCGCCGCCCGATACTGGATATCCGCTGCCGTTACCATCACCAGCGACATTGCCGGTAAACGTAACGCCGACGTGGCATTTGGTGACCATATGCTCAATGCAAATACCTGAGCCACACTTCGGAACAGGCATCTTGCACTGCGCAACATCGATTACGTTGATTTCGCACCCAAACTTTTCGGCTTGAGGTTTTTCGGGGTTCCCATCGCCGTCAAACGCGACATAAAGATCGGTGAAAGAGGTTCCCGACTTTGCAAGCGACTTACACAGCGCGGGCTTGTCAGCCTTGTCCCAAGTAACACAAACACCCTGGCTGTTATAAAGCGACGGCATACCCATAAAGTCGGGTCCATCGCACTCTTCGCCAGCACTCCCAGCGGGCTTTTCGCATCCCCCGATATTAGAGTTATAAGTTTCGCCCGGCTGGCATGAATCACCGCGTCGGGTAGCGTTGTTAAACCATTTGGCAACTCGCTTATAGACGCCCGACGAATCACGCCGCATACCCGACGTCTCGCAATAAAAGGAATTTTCGCCCGGAGTGACAAGCTGGTCGTACCTGTCGTATCCGGGGTTAGCTTGTTGGTAGTGCGCGTGGTTCGCATTGCACGCCGCAACACCGGAGATATATCTGGCGTTGTCTTGAGGGTACGAAATAATCCAGTAATAGCTTTCCGCAAAAGCAGGGGCTTGCCAGAAGGCGAGCAGAAACAGCCCGAAAAGAATGCGTCTCATGCTACGCCCCCATAAACGCTGCAAAGGCAGACGCCCCGCCGAAAATAAACATCGTCAAATACCAAACCTGATCCATAGCCCCTCCAGAAACGAAAGAAGGGGCACGCGGCCCCTTCGTTTGTACCGCTCGATGCAGTAACCCTTAACGGATCATGGCGAGCAGTTTGCGACCGCCCATTGCGGCAACTTTAACCAGGGCGATAACGCCGCAAATGGCCAGCACACCGGCAACTACGTCAGTTACGGAAACAGCAGAAATGATTGCATCCATGTTGTATTACCTCAGCGAATGACAGAAAGAAGACCGCGGGCGGCTCTGCCGACAAACCAGCAGGTACCCACGATTACGAATCCAGCCGTGAACGCAGCGCCAAGCATGGCGGGGTCGAGCATTTCAAGGCTGAACGGCTCAGGCACCGGAACAAGCGTCCAGGTACCGGAACACAGGGGGGCGCCATCCGTAGCAATGGCCACATCGCCGTCGCAGCGAAGGACGCCCGAACTCATTAGCCTGCAACCTTGGCAGGCGCGACGGCAGCAGGCGCCGGGTTGGCGATACGACGCGCTTGGCGCGGGTCAACTTCGAAGTGAATGCGGTCATCCTTGATCGAGCAGACGATGTCGCACTCGTAATGGCCGACCGGGAGCACTTCCTGCTGAGAGGCGGCGTAATAGCTGAATTTCTGCGGGTACGGGACGCCCGGCAGGTGCGCGAAGGCTTCGGCCATCCAGTAGGGCTTGCCGGACTTGGCAGCGGTACCGGTACGGAAGTTGCCGGTGGTTTCGATCTTGATAGTCATAGCCATGGGTATTGCCTCTTAAAAGCCGAACAGGTCGGCAACGCAGTGAGTGCCACGCTCTTGGCGTTCCAAGAACCATTGGCGTTCGGGCTTGATGCCCTCGGACTGGCGAGCTTCGAGCGCTGCCAGGGTTTCGTTTACTTGCTGCTGCAGAACCGGGTTCACAAATGGCCGGGCCTGCTGTTGCTCTTGAAGACGGCGGCGCTGGCCGCTGGTGAGCTGGGTGCCTTGGAAGCTGACGGTGCGAGTCATGGACGGAACTCCAAGCGCACGAAGTAGAGCGCGATGACACCGCCCGCGAGGGTGGCCAACAGAGAGAGGGTCGCGGAAATCACTTGGCACCCCGACGCTTCGGTGATGTTTCAACACGAACGCAACGAGCGAACTCAGCCTCGGTGAAGTCGGCCCAGTCAGCTGGCGTGTGATGGATGCCGGCTTGCTTGCTGTAAGCCTTGATCAGGCGATCACGGTTTGCGCCTTTCCACACCAGGAACGCGTTCATGCGGCCACCTGCAGATGGTTCGGGCGCTGATACCAGCTCGGGATTGCCAGCACAGTGGACTTGGTGATCTCGCGGGCCTGACGGACGAAGACGGGCGCGAAGCGGGAGGTGTCGCAGGCGTTGCGGATATTGATGCCGATGCGGTTGAGGCGAGCGGCGTGGGTCTTCACGGCAGACTTGTCGAAGTCGAACTGTTGTCCGTGCATCCACTGAATCGCATACATGGCGGTGGTATTTGCTGCACGGGTGGTGTCTACGATCTGCTCAGCCAAGAGCTGTTCGGATATGGAAACGATGTCCATGGCGGTCACCTTCAGTCGCTCGTCAATTCTCAAAAACTCGTCGTGGAGTTCGGCAAAACGCCGTTCGTCAAAGAGGCCCCAATAGGCCAAGCATTCGCGCTGCAAAAATTCGTTCTTGAGCTCCTGCTCCATCCGAACGACGCCATGAAGGGCGCAGTAGTCGCGGACGCGCTGCACGTACAGGAACTCGGGGGATTCATCGCCATAGAGGCGCTTGATCTTCGGGAGCAGGTTCTCGTCCAGCTCGAAAGCCTTGTCATAGGCCTTGCGGTACTGGAGGCGCCCGCCTTTGCCGTTGCCCTTCGGGGTCCAGGCGACGGTGCGACCGTTGGGGTAAAGAAAGCCGATGCTGTGCCCTATGCGCTGGGAGGACACGCCGCGCAGATAGGCCAGAACGTTGCCCTCTCCTACCGATACGTTGGTGGTGAGGTCGATACGTTCGATCTTGGCGCCGTCTGCCACGCGATCACCGGTCTTTGCACCTGATGCACCGTCCCGCAGATCAACGCGACTGCAGCGGGTGAAGCCCGGCAGGCCGTACTCAGCCAGAAGCTGGTTGTAGACCGAAACACACTGTTCGATGGTCGAGAAGCCAAACAGGTTGTCGAGGCGCCCTACCCGGCTTGGGTTGCCCTCGACGCGGATTTTCCGGCCCTGAACGTGGATCGTGACCGACGTGGAATAGCTGGCTTCATGCTTGAAGCGAGGCTGGCGGGTGGAGAGGACTTCATTGGTGTTCGTGTCGATTGTGATCGTCATCACATCGCACACGACCGGAAGGTCGTGCGTGTGCTCCTGTGAGATCGTAAGCCAATCGATGAACATTCCATTTCCCGTCAAGGTCCATAACCTGACTGCGAAGGTATAAGATCGTACACCCTAGCGTCAAGCACAATGTGACACCCTGCGGTGTCATATATTGACGCTGGTCAAACATACAGGAGTGATGATGCTCGGCAACGAAGAACCACACGGCGGCGACTCCATGACAATCGGCGAGAACCTAAAGCGGGCGCGGGCTGCAGCAGGACTGACCCAGCAGCAGGTGTGGGAAGCTGCCGGCATGTCAGAGTCCGCGTACAAAGGCTATGAGAAAGGCGAACGGCCACCACCAGGGGACAAGATCGCAGTCCTTGCCCGCGTGCTCGGGGTCGCAACTGACGAGTTGCTGCTGGACGAGGCAGAGCGAAGCGGCAGCGCAGAATTCAGGGCGATGTGGCGCCGACTAGAGATGCTCCCCGAGGACATGCGCGAGCAAGCGAAAATCGCGATGCGGGGCGTGCTCATGAGCATCGAGCAGGAAGC